TTCGATACATTCGGTTAATACATGATTGACCCGCACTCTCTGACCTGGAAAGCGGTAGAGAAGTTTATTGCAGAGCAAAAGCAGGACTGCATTGATTTCTTAATCGCTGATAGAGACTCAGAACGACAGCGCGGTGCGCTAATTGTTCTTGAGAAGCTAGAAGGCTTGGCGCAAGCCGAGTCAGACGACAACTAACCAACCTTAACTAACCAGGGCCTTCGGGCCTTTTTTTATGGCCGCTCGTGAGAGCCGCTAGGGATATGTATGTCTGAAGAAAACCAGGAGCAGTCCTTCGAGGATGCTTTTAACGAATTGGTAGATGGCCCGGCTGAGTCTGAGCCCGCTGCCGAAACAGTAGAAGAGCCTACGAGCAAGGAGAGCGAAGATGGCGAATTGCAAGGGCAAGAAGAAGAAGCGCAGGAGCAAGCCGGGGTCGGGGTACTAGAGCCCGAAGAAGATCCTGAGCCGGAGGAGGCTGAACAGCCCGATCCAGCCGCTGAATTAGCCGCCACCAAGCTAGAGCTTGAGAAGTGGCAACACAAATACAACTCTGATCTGGGAAGGCAGAACGCCTACCAACGTCAGATTCAGGAAAAAGACCAACTGATCGCTCAGCTACAGAGCGCGCAGTCAGCCAACCCCGGTGTGGTCAATAAGCACTGGGATACGTTGAAGGAAGATTATCCCGATATAGCGCAGGGCATTAGCTCTTTGCTTGAGGAAAAAGATTCGCGACACGCCCAAGAGATTGAGGCGTTGAGGAACTCTATTGCTCCGATCCAGGCGCAAGCTCAGGAGTCCTTTGTCGCACAGCAGTACCAGATGCTTGAAAGAGAGCATCCCGATTACGCAGAAATTGCCGCTTCGCCTGAATTTAACCAATGGGTTCAGACACAGCCGCAAAACGTGCAACAGATGATGGAGAGCGACAACGCGGCAGACGCCGCATATTTGTTGCGAACCTACAAGAATGAGACTTCACCTGGAATCCAGGCGAACTCAGAACTGAAGCAGCGACGAGAGAAGCAGCTTCGCCAAGCGCAGAACGTCCCTTCCCGGGGAGGGCGATCTCAACAAGTCATGCCGCCTGATGATGATTTTGAGGCCGCGTTTGACTACTTCGCAGATCGCTAACCCACCAGGGATATCTGCTTCTGACTAACACCGCTTTACACCAGCGACGTAGAGATGCCTTTTTGCCGCGCAAGCCGCAAGCCCAGGCGGATCTCCCTCTTTGGTTCGGTGAATTGTCAATTAAACCCAACCCTTAATTGCCAAATCAGTGATCCATATCAAGGAGATTAACCATGGCAACTTCTACCTATAGCAGTATTTCGCAGCGTACTAATGCCTTCGCTGCGAAGGAGATGCTCGCACACGCTGAGCCTATCCTCTGCCTGTCTAAATTCGGCATGACCAAGCCTATGCCTAAGAACAAGGCCGACACAGTTAAGTTTCGTCGCCCCGTTCCTCTGGCAGTAGCAACCACTCCTTTGACAGAAGGCACTCCGCCCACTGCAAAGGCGCTGACGTATGAAGATGTAACTGTTGTGCTCTCGCAGTATGGCGACGTCGTTGAAATCACCGATGTTGTCAACGATCTGGCGGAAGATCCTGTACTGAAGGATGCCGCTATGATGTGTGGCGAGCAGGCCGCTGAGACGATCGAAACCCTCATGTGGGGTGTGATCCGCGGTGGCACCAACGTGTTCTACGCTAACGGCTCTGCACGATCTGCCGTCAACAGCGTTATCACGTTGAACAAGCAGCGCGCTATCACTCGTCAGCTCAAGGGCAACCGAGGCAAGAAGATCACTTCAATGTTGTCATCTTCTGTGAAGTTCAACACCGAGCCAGTAGCGGCTGCGTTCATCGCGTTTGCTCACACTGATCTCGAGTCTGACATTCGCGGCCTCGCGGGCTTCACCCCGACTGAGCAGTACGGGTCAATGAAAGCTCTGCCTTACGAGATCGGCAAGGTTGAAGATGTACGTTACATCCTCACCCCCGTTCTGGACTCTTTTGCTGATGCAGGCGGTACTGCCGGAAGCATGGTTACCACTACTGGAACCAGCGCTGACGTCTATCCGATCGTCTATGTCGCGAAGGATGCCTATGGCCACGTTGCACTGAAAGGTGCTGAAGCTATGTCTCCGACCATCATCAACCCCGGTCAGCTCGACAAGAGCGATCCCCTGGGTCAGAAGGGCATGGTTGGCTGGAAAACTTACCACAAGTCTTTCATCGCCAATCAGTCTTGGATGTGCCGTCTGGAAGTAGCAGCCACTGCACTCTAAGCAGCAACGCAGTAACTAGAGGGGCCTTCGGGCCCCTTTTTTATTTTTAGCCGCCTTCGGGCCGCAGGAGATCAGTATGTCTGACATCAATCTGTACAACCTCAGTCTGGATGAACTCAAGGAGCAAGCGAGAATCCTGGGCATTGTCATTCGCGGCAACCCCAGTGCAGACACGTTACGCGAGAAGATTCGCCAAGCTGTAAACATCGAGCCGGCAGCAGATGCAAAGCCTGTAGCCGAGGAAGATTTAGACCGCAAGAAAGACTGGGTAACGGTTGTTATTGCAGAGGATGAAAACGATCAGCACCCCGTATTCGTTGGGGTGAATGGCAAGAATTATTGGATCCGCAGAGGAGAGCCAGTACCTGTTCCGCCCGAGGTGGTAACGGTTCTGCAAGATGCGATCCAGATGGGCTTGGACTCCAAGGGAAACGTCACTTCCAGGCCAACGTATCCATTTAGCATTGTGAGGTAGCATGAACTATTTGCAGCTCTGCCAGCGGCTAGTACAGGAAACAGGGATCGCTTATGACGGCCCTGCTACGACTGTCGGCGAGGTTGGTGACATGGGTAGGGTTGTAAATTGGGTGAACGATGCCTGGCTCAAGATCCAGTCCATGCGCGCAGACTGGAACTGGATGTGGGCAACAGGCACGGGCACGCTTACCTCTGGCACAAACACTATCACCTTGCCCTCGACAGTCGAGACGATCGATCGGGTGTCGCTGGGCGAGAACTTTTTGCAGTCTGAGTATTACAACGACTTCGCGGATGTTTACCGCAACATTCAGAGCGGCGATCCGTCTGTCTACACGATCCGCCCGGATGGTGTGTTGTTATTCAATTCTCAGCCGACAGAAAACAAAACTGTTACCTACGAGTATTACAGCGTACCCACTTCAATGTCAGCGACCACGGACGCCCCAGGGCTACCGGAGCGTTACCATATGCTGATTGTTTATGAGGCGTTGAAGAGTTACGCCCAATATGACGAAGCCCCGGAGCTTGAGAAGCGAGGTTTCCTTTACTTTGAGGAGATGCTTGCCGACCTCGAGCGCGATCAACTTGCGCGCATTGTTGCGCCTGAGTCGCTTGCATGAGCATCCAGCTCGAGTATTTTCCGGCGGCTGGTGGCTTGAACCAGGAAGCGCCACCCCTCTCTCTGAGTCCAGGAGAGCTCGTAGACGTTGCGAATTACGAGTGCCTACCTAACGGCGGGTATCGCCGTATTTTTGGCTACGAGCTGTTTGACGGCCAATCAACGGCATCTCAGTCCGTACCTGGCACTGGCCCGGTTAAAGGCGTCCACATTTACCAGGGTGATGTTTACGCAATCCGCGAAGATGGCACAAACGCTCGGATGTACAAGGCCACGGCCTCTGGCTGGACACAAGTTAATTCAGCCAAAACGTGGTCGCTGAACGGCGACTTCCGGTTTGCCAATTACAACTTTGGTGGCCAGGACGATGACCAGAAAATGTACATCGTCAACGGCATCGATCAGGCGACTGAGTTTGATGGCTCTGTCTTTACCCTAATTAGCACTGGTGCCACCCAGGACAACCCATCACTGGTGGTTGGATACAAGAAGCACCTTGTGCTCGGCATCCAGTCATCCCTCCATATCTCTGAGATCGGCAACCCGAATGGCTACACGGTGGCTGGCGGTGCGGCTGAGATCGCGGTTGGCGACACGCTAACCAATCTAAAAGAGCACTCGAGCGCATTGATTGTTGGATGCGAGGATTCCACCAAGTCACTGTACGGCTCATCTGCTGCGGACTGGCAGCTTGACGATCTAAACAAGGCCGGCACTTACAAGGGCACCATGCAGTCTATTGGTGGTCAGGTAATTGGTCTGGATCGGCAGGGTTTGATGAGCCTGGCGGCGGCGCAGCAATACGGTAACTTCGCCTATGCGTCATTGTCCGGGAAGGTCAAGACGCTGATCTCTGATTTCACGACCAACAGTGTGGCGGTGCTTAATCGCGCAGGCGGTCAGTATCGTTTGTTCAACGGCCAGAATGGCCTGTATTTCACATTCAATGGCCCGGATCTAGTAGGTGTTACCAAGACCCGGTTCCCCCATGAGGTGAAGTGCGCTGCTTCTGCGATTGACGAGACAGAGACAGAGATTTCGGTATTCGGTGCTGACGATGGCAACGTCTACAAGATGGATACTGGTTACCGATTCGGCACCAGTAACATCTACTCATTCATTCTGACCAACTTCACTGCTTATCAGGGCCCCACCA